AACAGCGTGGTTCCGCGAGACTTCGCGTCGAATGCGGGCGATCGCTGGGTGTGGAGCCAGCGGGTGCCATTCGTGACGGCCTTGACATCCCCACCCACCTTCTGCTGAGAGATTTCCTCTCGGGCAAACAGAACGTAGTCGGACCACTGCCGAACCAGGCCGGCGAGCTTTCCGCGCATGGCGAGCTCAAAACGATCGAACCCGGGTCCCGTGGGATCGTCGAAGTGCTTCACCTGCATGTGCCCGACGAAGACGATCGCCTTCCCGGAGAGCCATACACGTTCGAGCACGGAGATCAGTTCGCGCCAACGGGCGACCGCGAGCTCTTCGCCCTTTCCGTATCCCCCGTCGTACTTCGTGATCGTTGTTCCCGGGAAGAACTCGACGTTGCCGAGGTGTTCCAGATCCCCGAGAGCATCGATGACGAGTGACTTGCACTTCACCTGACCTTTTTCCACAGCCTCGATCCATTCGAGCACCTCCGTCCAGCTCCCTGGGGCTACACGCTGCACGTCGTACGCGAAGCTGCCCTTGTTGACGTCGATGAAAAACGGATCCGGGGCTCCCGCTGCGAAACGCGTCTTTCCTACGCCGTCCGATCCGTAGACCGTCACGCGCGGGGCGCGTTCCTGTTTTCCGCCGCTGATTTTCTTCAAGTCGATCATGTGTCTCCTTCTCAAACTGGGTTGATCAATTCTCCGGCCGCCTCGGTCTCCACGATCGCGTCCACTCTCCCACCGAGCGAGAACGTACGCGACGCTGCGCCGGTCTCAGGGTTCACGAGCGGAATTCGGAAGGTTTGCTCCACGGCGATGATCCCGGTCGGTTTGCCCCACCGCGCAGCGTACCCGGTGAGCATCGCCTCCTCTTTCGCACGCACGAACGGATCCTCGGTCTCGAGCGCCTTCTTCGCGGCGTCTAGATCTCCTCCGCTACGACGGTAGACGTCGAGCGCCGCGTGGATACTGTGTCCCGTGGTGAGTGTTTCGGGTTTCTTGATCGGACGCATCCGGAGCACGTATCGGATCTGGAACTTGCGCGGGCACGACCGGTAGGCGCGCATCGCGCTCTGCGTGAGCAGGCTCGCGTCGTCGGTCAGCGTGGTCGCCACACCCTCTTCAGCGAGTTCTTCGTGGATGTCCTCCTCGAATCGGAAGAACAACGGATCCTTGAGATCCATCATGCCTGCGCAGACCGAGAGATAGTCACATTCGCGCCCCCACGAGACGCAGGCGTCGACGTTGCGGGGATAGATGTTGAGCCGGCGTGCGTCTCGCATCAACGACGCCGTGTTCCACATGTCCTGCGCAGCTTCGCGCTCGTCGGCCTCGAGCCGAACGATGACGCCCCTGGCGTAGAACTTTTCGGGAGCCTCTGCGATGGCAGCGAGACACCGTGCGCCGTACTCCTCTGGCGTCTCGGGACGAGACTGGAGCACGTAGCCCAGTTCGGTATCGCCGGTCTGGCGCCATTTCTTGCCGTCCTTCGTTCGGACACGGAGACCGTTCGCGTCGAGAACGATTTTGAGACCGTCCGCGTCGAGGACCGGAACGTTGCTCGGACGTTGATCAGGCTTCCTCAAAACGTCGTAGACGCAGCCGTGAGGATCGTGGCCCAGTTTTCGGATGGCAGGGAGGTAGAGCGAAAGCTGCGGGTCGAGCGTGGTGCGCTTCCAGAAGGTGGAGCCGGGAGAGATGTCTTCGCCGGCCGTCTTCGTCTCCAACAGGTAGCACTTCATAGTTTCCTCCCCTTCGCACCGACTGGCGAACACGTGTGAAAGCGTTCTGGAACAGGATGCGGATCCTCCTCGGTTCCGATCTCCGCTTCGATGCTGCACGCTATGCACTTCGGATTACCGATCCCCGGTTCCTTGCGAATTTTGCTGAGCGTTTGCCAAGCCTCACTGTCCTTGTTCGACGCAGCACGATCGACGGTTACTGCCTCTACGAGAGCCCCCACGTCGTCGGCGATGACGAGGTAGTGCGTCGCTTCCTGCCCAAGCGCCTCACGTACGTTGTCGATCGTTTCGGCGAACGCGCGTGCCTCGCGTGCGGCGGCCTGAAATCTCCGCAGCAACTCCGGCGCGTACAGCCCCTCGACCGCATCGTTGTAGGTGGAGAACGGACGCTTGCGAAACACGAAGCAGTTGTCGATCGCGTGCTGCATCTGCTTCACGAACGCTTCGTCGTTCAGAGCCGGAACGAGCGCCTCCCACTCCCAGGAGTTGCAGCGTAGCTCTTCGAGCTCGGAGGCGGTGACGTTGCCTCGTTCGACGAGTTTTTTGATTTCGTCCCGGACGTGCTCGCTCACAGTGGTACCGATCCAGCGATGAAGACGCGCTCCTGCCAGGCAACCGCGAGCCCAACGGTTATGTCCCGCAGCATCTTGAGCTCCACAAGACGATCGACGGCCGCCATCATCTCCCAGGTATTTCCCGAGCCCGCGGCACTCAGAAGTCGCTCTGCGAGCACTGCACCTGAGCATTCGATGCACTCGCGAGCCTTGCGAACGACTCCGAGAACTCGAAGTTGTCCCTCTTCGGTGAACATCTTCGGCCGCAGCTCCGTGTACTGGTAACTCACGACGCCACCTGCCTCACCTTGAACGGCAACTCCTTCACGTCGTCGATCGCCATCCGGCGCCACCAGACCTTCCGGTCCGGATCCCATCGGAAGCCGGAGTTCTTGACGATGTCCTTCATCTCGAACGGCGCGAGAGAGTGGAACATCGCCTTCGGTCGCATCGCGTGTACGAGCATCGCTTCTAGGTCGTGACCCTTCTCGGCGAGCCGAGTCAGGATGCGCGAGAGGGTGTCCACGTCGCTCATCGCACGGTGAGCGTGCGCGACACCGAGGCCAAGCGAGAGCGCGAGGTGCGCGAGCGAGCCGCCTCGACCTCCTTTGGTGCTGCCGGGCCACGTAATGTCGCCCTCGCTGCACACCCACGGCTTACCCAGATCCGGCGTGAACTGCCGATCGAACTCCGAGTTGTGCGCGATGATGATCTGTGCCGGCTCGATGACCCATCCGACCGCACTCCACACGCGCTCGGCTTCGCGCGCCTCGGGGAGCATCGTCGCCGGGATCCCGTTCGCCGACTGCGCCTCGTTCTCGGCGGGACCTCGGATGAGGCTAGCAAAGCTCGCGACGGGTTGCGCGTGCTTCACATCGAACAGCGCGACCGCCACCTCGATCGTCCTGTCTGTGTCCGGGTTCAACCCGGTGGTCTCCGTGTCGAGGAGCGCAACGTATCGAATGCGCGAATCACCGCCCACGGAACGAGATTCGTCCGCCATCTTCACTCAGCCTTTCTCTCAACTCAACTCTCTAGGCGCACCCTAGCTGGCGCCGTTGCGCTAGTCAACAACATTCGCTACGCTGCATAGCCATGGAACGTCAGGACGTGGTCCTAGGGGCTCGAGTCAGCAAAAACCTACACGCCAAGATCATCGCCGAGCAGCGGCGCATCGAGAAGGAGACGGGGCTCAAGTTGACCACCAACGGGATCGTGCGACTGCTCATCGAGAAGGGGCTCGAGGCGAACGGAAAAAAGCGATGACCATCGCCCTCCGCTTCTGGACCTGGTTCGCTTCCCTCCTCGCGCACCCCCGCGTCATCTACGATCGCGAAGGCAGCTCGCCGTACCTGTCCCGGTACTACCTCACGGCGCGCCCGCGCATGCCGGATGGTTCGGATCCGTTCACCAAGGAAGGCAACGTGCGCCCCGGCGTGCTGGAGCGCGAACGGTTCTGTTCCGTGTTTCTTCATCGTTTCCACCGCGGAGATGACGACCTCGCGTTGCACAACCATCCGTGGCGCTGGGCGGTGTCGCTCGTGCTCGCCGGTGGCTACCTCGAAGAACGCCGCATGGAGAATGGAACCGTCGAGCAGCGCGTCGTACGGCCCGGCACGATCAACATCATCCGAGATACGACCTACCACCGGGTCGATCTGATCGAGTCGGAATGCTACTCGCTCTTCCTTGCGGGTCCGCGCGCGGGGAGCTGGAGCTTCTGGGAGCGCGACACGGGGCGCACGGTGCCGTGGAGACAGTTCATTCGCGAACTCAGAGGTCGAAGGAGACAAGCGTGAAAAATACCGAAGCC